TTTCCAATTGATATAGACCATATTTGGCAAACCAATGAGTTAGATATTGATGAAATTCTAAAAGGTGCAAGAAACATTCATATATTACATGGACACTACACTCCTACGACCGCAATTCATAATAATTTAGATAGAATCAATTCAATTGTATTTCATAATTTGACAAAGGTATCAATGATGTCACAAATGAATAAAGATGAATATTTGCATTGGTATGGTAATTGGGAATGGGAAAGTGAATTGATAGATAAAATTAAAAATAAAGTTTGGGTAGGATTGTATCATTTTCCATACAAAACGGAAAACTTACATCATATTCCAAACACATATCAGTTTACACATAATAAAGAATTAACAAATAATACTAAGATAGGATTTGCAGCAAGAGCAGAAGGTAGAAAGAATTTGGAATACATAGACGGAATTGATTCATACATATCTACAAATTCAGAAACATTCAACAAGTATTATAGAAAAAAATATGGATATAAATTTGAAAAATCAAAAGTTTACAAATTTGACCATAAACATAAAGAAAGATTTTACGGATTAGATTGGGGAATATCACATTCTTGTTTTGAAAATGAACCATTTGGATATGGAATTTTTGAAGCAATAGATTGGGGCAAACTACCAATATTACATACAAAATGGGTAGACTTAATTGACTACAAATACAAAGCAGATAGTGAGAAAACATTTAAAAAAACTTACGAAATGATTTGTAAAGATGACTATGAAACCCGTAAAGTTGAATTTGACAAACTTAAAAAGTGGATGATGTCTAATTTCTCTAATAAAGATGTATGGAAACAAAAACTTTTAGATATTTATAACGGAGATTAATACATAAAAATATGCCAAGGACAAACTTATCATTAGGAAATTTATTTAGAGCCGTTAGTGGTTCTGCAAGAAGTGGACAAGTATCATTAGGTGGATTATCAGGAAACACAAATGATAGTTCTTTAATTGGTTTTGCAACCGATTCAATTACGGTTACACCACCTACATTTACATATATAGTAGAGAGTACAACTGAAAATGCACAATTTACATTTAACTCAACAGGTTCTTTATTTTATTCAAAAGTACAACAACAATTAAATAATTACACTTGTTCTTTTAATAACTCAAATTTTGCAACTGGTTCAAAATCATTTGGAACAGGTAATTCGGTTTTCCCAATAACTCCTGCATCAATTAACTCATCTAACTATTCGGAAGCTGCCGCTACATTAAGTATGGCATATGCAGACGGATATAATTTAGCAGCAACAAACTACGGAACTACAACAACAAAAGTATTATATGCAGTAGATGTTTATAATACGATTAACGAACCTGATTTTTGTTTACTATTCGGTACACAAATCGAATTGGCAAATGGTACAATGGTAAATGTTGAAGATTTAAATGTTGGAGACGAAATTAAATCTTGGGTACCTGCAGGATTGCCTGACGAAAATTTAGACCCAGAAAGTGACCAAGTTGAATGGAGATTTTATTATTCGGATACTTTAGAAGGTTCTGCACAAAATGTAACAGTTACCGATTTGACTTTCAACTTTGCAGAAGGATATTTCTCAATTAACAATGGTTTAATTAAAGCAACCGAAACTCATCCATTATACGTTTGGGATAATGAAATCGGAAAATACAAATTTAAAAATGTGGGTGAAATTTTACCTGGAGATAAATTAGTAATGCAAGATGAAACCGAAGTAGAAGTTACTAATATTGAAATTGTAAGAGATGATGTTGAGATTGTAACTGTAAATGTGGAAAATGCCGATGTGTATATTTCAAATGGTTTAATTTCACATAATAAAGGAACAACTACACAACCATCAATACCGGCAAGTGGTTTAAGAATGTATTTAGACCCATCTAAGGCATCTTCTACAAATGGAACTGCAACAACTGATTGGTTAGATTTGAGTGGATATAATACAGGTATGAGACCTGCAGGTGTAACAAACGCGGCAGGTATAACTGGAACAAATCCTGGATACAATAATGGTGCAAGTAGAAAAGAAAAATATTGGACAATTGGAGCTGATAATACATTTTGGTATAAAGATAGAACAACCAATATCAATGGTGGTATAACTCAATTTGACACTACCGGTATGACATATATTACTTGGTTTAGAATAAGTGCGCTACCAACTAATGGTACTGGATTTGGATTATTTTCAAAAGATGGTGCGGATGTTGATTATAGATTTCGCTTAACTCGTGACGCTAACATAACTCAATTAGATTTTAGAACAAATAGAGGTAGTGGTGATAATTCAAAAGTAATATCTCCATCAACAAATGTATGGTATCAAGTTGCATTGACAGTATCGGCAGCAGCTGGTAGCAGTATATATTTTGATAATACTAATTTGAATTCAGGTGGTACTCAATCATTAACTGCATTTACTGCAACATCATCATATAATATCTATTTGGGTAATAAAGGACAAAGTGGAGCATATCAACAAGGCCCGTCATTATTCTATAACAGAGTATTAACATCGGATGAAATTACACAAGTATATAATTATTTCTCTCCAACATACAAATAAGATTTTGTTGTTTTGAGTTAAAAATGTATATTTATAAGGAGAATTAATAAATTTAAATTAAAGCATATAAGATGGCAGAAAAATTAGTATCGGCAGGTGTTTTCACAAGAGAAAATGACCTTTCATTCTTACAACAAGGTGTAGCAGATATAGGTGCAGCATTCATAGGCCCTTTCAACGAAGGCCCAGTAGTTCCAACAATTGTAAATTCACAAGCTGAGTTTACTTCATTATTTGGAGCAGCTGATGGAAAATATTATACTCCTTTAGCAGTACAAAATTATTTAAGAGAAGCAGGAACTGCAACTATTTGTAGAGTAGCTGGTGTAGGTGGATATACTGAAACAGCTCCTTTATTATTGACGGCAACATCTGGAGCAGTAAGTCAATCATTGGGTATTTTATTTAATACATCGGCAAGTGCAAACGCAGGTTTTGCAGGAGAAACACTAACAGATTTAGATGGTGGTGGTGATTTTAATTTATCAACTTTAGGTTCGGCATCTTTGGATGTAACTGATATAAATGATATTGAAGCAGTATTTGGTAACTCTCCATTTGGAACTAAAGAAGCATATGTTTACGGATTTTTCAAAAATAGTAATATAACATTTACTGCACAAACATCGGCATCTGTAACAGTATTGGGTAATCAAAAATTTAGTGGTTCTTATGGAACCGGTGACGCTTGTGAGGCATTAACTCCAATGATTAAATCACAAACAATTAGTGGTGACAGATTTGATTTATTTCAATTTGAAACATTAGGAGTTGGTAATTCTGCAAATACAAAAGTAAAAATAGGTATTTCAAATATCAAACCAGCTGGTACAGTAAACGGAACAGACTATGGTACATTTACAATTGTAGTAAGAGACTTTAAAGATACTGAAAGAAAAAAAGTTGTATTAGAAACTTATTCAAATATAAACTTAGACCCAAATTCTCCAAACTTTATTAGTAGAGTAATCGGTGATAGAAAATTATCAATTGATTCTTTGGGCAAAATAACTGAAACTGGTGATTGGGTAAATAATTCTAAATATGTTAGAGTTGCAAATTTAAATTATAGTGCACCGGTACAAGCAGTTCCATTCGGACACTCAGCTTATACTCTACCAATATCTGCATCTGCAGGAGTTGGAGCATTGGTTCCTAAAGTAACATTTGGAACTGGTTCAATTGACCAATCAGGAAGTATCTATTATGCGGGTATTGATTTAGATTTTAATACGGATAATTCAATCTACTTAAAACCAATTCCAACAGGTGCTGGTATAGGTTCTAATTCGGTATTTGGATTGGATTCACTTACATCAACCACGTCGGCACTTACAAATTTAGTAGTAGGTGATGCAAGAGCACAATTTATAGTAGCATTCCAAGAAGGATTTGATGGTATGAATCCGGCAACTGTATCTAACTTAGGTGATGCAATTACAACTGGAAACTCACAAGGTTTCGATTTAACAAATTCCACATCAAAAGGTTCAATTGCATATATGAAAGCAATTAACGCTTTATCTAACGCAGATGAATTTGACATTAATATGGTAATTGCACCAGGTGTTGTACAAAGATTACACTCATTCATTTCAACTGCATTAGTTGATTTATGTGAACAAAGAAGTGATTGTTTCTATATTATGGATGGTACAACTGCAGGAGATTCAATCGGCCAAGCTATAACAGCTGCATCCGCAATCGATTCTAACTATGTAGGTACTTACTATCCTTGGGTTAAAACAATTGATATCAATACAAACAAATTAATCACAGTTCCACCATCAGTATTATTACCTGGAGTATTTGCAGCAAATGATAGAGTAGCAGCAGAATGGTTC